CCTTTTTGAGGTTTATAAGTTCGAGAGATGCATCCTTCATAAACGTCTTGATAAACTCTTTGAGTTGTTTTTCACGTTCATTAAGAACCTTCATATCTTTTCTCGCCTCTGCCAATTGCGTCTTTAATTGGACCCAGTCAGCCATTGCTGCCCGAAACTCGTCTGTGATTTGTTCAGCCATTTATAAATAATACGTAATTAATCTTTAAGTTTTTAGCACAGGCTGCGCTGCATAAGATCCGGGACAATGGTAGAGTTGTTCCAGACAAAGGCAGACTTGGGGTTCGGGGGCTCTGCGCGCTCCTGTTGGTTGGCGTTCCTGAGGGTTCCGCCAATGGTCTCTGGCCATCCGATCTGCGACCTGGGGTCGAGGAAGTTCTGTCCCTTCAGAATGTCATCTGGGGCAAATTGTCCAAAGTCATCTGAAGTGGCAACCTCGCGGGGCAATAAAGAAGACGAGAGACCGGTTCCAGACTTCATGGCACAGCTGTTGCTAAGGTCGATACCCGTCCCTTCCATGTTGGAGGGCGCGAGGTCGCCGGACTGGAGAGTGTACATGGACTTTTTGGGGTACGAAGGAGACCCCTTGTTTGAGAACACAAGCCACAAGAGAACCAACACAATTGCAATGACCACGAGAGACTTTTGGTTAATTTTCATCATTTACTATACACTGGATAATTTTTTTTGTTAAGATCAAATGTAATCTTCGTCTGGCTCGGGGACAGCTTCGCCCTCACCCTCCTCATCCTGAAATAAATACTCGTCCGGATATAGCTTTTTCGGAGGAGCCAAGAGACGCACCTGAGCAATTCGCCAGATGGGACCGAATGTCTTCTGCATGAACCATATGCCGGAAAATTCGAGAATGATGTCACATGTGAGACCCACATCAAGGGCACTCGACTCGACTGGGGTTTTATCGTGCCCAAAAAACCTTGTGAGAACCTGGGAACCCGCACGAGCCTTGGTTGTATTCATTGTAAACTCCTGGAGACTCTTCGTATAGGCAGTCTCCAGAGTCTTGTCAGCCACAGCCTTGCCGAACCACTCCTGGCAGTTCACCTTTGCCGAGGCAATGTTATGGGTGTCAATCTCTGAAATCTTATCCAACGAAGACTGGTTCAGTTCGAGAGTGACATCATCTGACTCGTCAAACCTTGTCAAGAGTTTAACCTTGTTGAGCTGAACCATGAAACGACTCGAGTCAGGCTTGGAAACCTTGACATAATAACGACCGTCTGCGAGCTTCTTGGGAGTTCCGTATGTGAGATCCATTTAATATATAAACGATGTATTCTTTAAACCAACTATGGGAATCATTGCAGCCTTGTTCACGAGGACTTCTGGCATCCACGAATCCCGTCTGGGGTTGTACCCATAGAGTATGTTTCTCAGGCGGATCTTTGGGATGTTCTTCGGAGCCTTGATCGGCCTGTGAGTCATTTCATTTTTTATGTACAACCTGGAGTTGTTTGTGAGCCACTTCTTCTTGTTCAAATCAAATCTGTATGGTCCAGATGATTTATTGTATCCTGGTATATTCATATTTCTAGAAGAAGACTTGAGACCAAGTATCTGAGTCGTCATAAGAGGTTCTAAACGAGGTTCTGTCGTGTACCTCTTGTACTTTTCTGGGTTCTGTGACCAGTTGATCTTGAAGAATGGCCTGCGTTTGATTGTTGATCGGGGTATATCTTTGATCTTTATGAGACACTTTCTGAATATTTTATCAATCCCATCTGATCGTCTAATGTTTTTGACTCTGAGAACTTTTGTTGCAAACACAAACAATCTCTTTCGATCCTTTTTAGTTTTATGAGGCCTGAGTCCAAGCAGCTGCATGAGGTAGACATCTTCAACAAGAAACCTTTTTCCTGCAAATAATATATTCTTGTCATGAACAATCAAACCAGTATCCTTGTTCTTGTACATGACACCCTGGTGTCTCGAGAATGCAATCTCATACCCGACCTCATAGGGACGCATGATGGCAGTGTCAAGGATACCCCCAAGAGTTTGAGTGAGGACCCTCTTTTTCTCGATGGAATAATATTTCAATTTCAAATCAAGAGCAAACAATTCAACATCAATCAAAACATCTTTTGCAATCACATCATCCTTTCTGAGATCCTGGCGTTTCTTCTGAATGAGAGAATACCTCCTCGTGACCCAGGGACCTGATGTGGGAAATGATATACCAAGCATCTTGCCAATTTTAGTGTTTTTGATGATTGATTCAATCCTCTTCTTGATTCTGAAATTTAAATCACGAGCCGTCTGACCAAATATATCCCATAGTTTCAGTTTTGTACTCTGGAGAAACCCAAAATACTTGGGACTTTTTGTAGATACAAGACCACCTGATTGACCCTTGAAAACCGGTATGAATTTTGTATCGATGTCACTCGTTATGATTCTGTCCTCCTTTGTGAGATACATGTTGAAGGCTTCACCACCAGTGATGATGAGGTCCCCACACGAGTGCAGCTGTTTCGACATGACTCCCACAGTCTCAAGGATTATGTCACGGATACAGTCTGTGACGCAACAATATACAACCTGTTCTAAATTATCTTGTTGATCTTCCGTAAACTTTCTAGAAAGTCTCTCCCTAAACTTACCGACATCCCCATTTATATAGTGTTTGTATAGCTTCTGGTCACCTTGACAAAGAGACTTTTTCACAAACTCTAAAATGGTCTTGTCAGAATAAAATGTTGTGTCCATTATTTATAATAGTTGTACATTTAAAATGACAGAGTGTCCAGTCAGAATGGACTGTAACGATAAAAAATCATGCCAGAGACAATTTGAAAATAAACAATGCAAGTGCATGTCTGTTCGATATGACAACAAGGGGTGTGAAGCCATTCAGACTGTTTGCGCTTATCAAGAAGCCGGTAAGATGTACGCGTGTTCGACTGGGTGCTGCAAGAATGAGTGCAGCGGTCAGTGCCCCGGTGAGATGGCTGGGTCACCTATACAGCTGGCGGAGATGACAAACTGGAGGCTTGTGGCCCTTATATTAGCGTTTGTGGTTCTACTTGGTTTGAGCACATACAACAGCTTCAGGTAGTGGCTTAAAGAGACCCGTCATTACTATGTCAAATGGAAGCCACTAACGCAACTCTTCTCTCCATCCAGAATGATATCAAGTCTCTCACTAAGCTTGTTCGCAAGATCAGAGCACACCAAGAGGACCCCGACGGAGAGAAGGCCAAGGCGCGCGCAGTTAACAATGGTTTCAACCGTACTCTCGAGATTTCACCAAAGCTTAGGGAGTTTCTTGCACTTGCTGAAGACGAGGCTGTTTCGAGGAGCGAGGTAACGAGGCGCATCAACAAGTACATTAATGAGAATGGTCTCAAGCACCCCGACAATGGTCGTCTCATCATCCTCGACGCCAAGCTCACCGACCTCCTCCAGCCTCCCGAGGGTGTCCAGGTTTCCTTTTTGAACATTCAAAAGTACCTGAGCCCTCATTATGTCAAGGCTGAGAAGCCCCCTAAGAAGGAAAAGGCTCCCAAGGAGGAGAAGGTTGTTGCTGCTGTCGTGGCTTCGTCCTCCGACGCCCCTCCCGAGACACCCAAGAAGCGCGTGGTTGTCAAGAAACCAAAGGCTTAAAAATTTAGATTATTATACTATAAAATGTCGTCAGATGAAGAAGAATACACACTCGTAGATCCCCCGCCATTGCTAAAGTCTGAAATAGATCACCTTGTTGGCATCAAGGTGAATGACATCTCACTTTACCAAAAGGCATTTACGCACAAGTCTGCCATGAAGAAATATACGCTCACAGATTCCTTTGAGACTCTTGAATTTATCGGAGACTCTGTGTTGGGCTTTGTGATTACCAAGTACTTGTTTGACGAGTACCGAGGACAGGATGAGGGGTTTCTCACAAAGGCGAGAACCAAGCTCGTGAGAGGCGAGACGCTCGCCCGAGTTGCCACGCATCTTGTTCTCGACAAGTGGATCCTCATGGATGACAAGGGTATGCGTAACGGTTGGAACAAGAATACAAAGGTTCTGGAGGATGTTTTTGAAGCTCTTATTGGTGCGATTTACATGGATCTCGGACTGATTCATGCAAAGCGTTTCATTCTTGACATATTCACAAACCCTCAGATAATTGACATGAATTGTCTTATGATTGATGACAATCACAAGGACCGACTTATGCGTTTGTGTCAGAGTAGCAAGTGGGAGCTCCCACAGTACCCCATTGTGTCACAGGTTTCTGGCGTCTTTACGGTTCAGGCGTTTGTTAATGGTAACCACATGGGTATCGGGAGCGCCAAGAACAAGAAGCAGGCGGAACAGAATGCCGCCCAAGAAACACTTAAACACTTGATTACTTAAATAGGTAAATGCATGAAACGGTTCGTAAACTTTTAGACGCCGAGTACGCCCCTCAGAGGTCCGAGGAATGGCTCAGACTCAGGGAAGGCATGCTCACAGCGAGTGACGCGGCCACAGCTCTGGGGATCAACCCATATGAGAAACCCAAGGATCTCCTCATGAAAAAGTGTGGCCTCAAAAAGTTTAACGGGAACGCAGCCACTATGCATGGGAACAAGTACGAGGATGAGGCCCGGGACATTTACTGCATCAAGTACAACGAGGTTGCCCATGAGATCGGACTGCGACCTCACCCGGAACACTCATGGCTCGGTGGGAGCCCAGATGGTATCACAGAGTCTGGAAAACTCCTCGAGATCAAGTGCCCCCTCAGGCGTGACATCAAGCCCGAGGTACCTGTGTACTATATGCCACAGCTCCAGCTCCTCATGGAGATTCTCGACCTCGAGCAGTGCGATTTTATCCAGTACAAACCGGCCGAGATGACCTGGCCGGGACCATCTGAGTTTGTCGTTGTTCATGTCGCCAGGGACCGCCAGTGGTTTGTGGATAGCCTCCCAGTCTTTAGGGCTTTTTGGGACACTGTTATCGAAGGACGGCAGAAAGGCCTAGGACTGCCACCAATCAAGACGAGAGTCAAAAAGGTTATCATTCAGTTGCCTGAAAAGTGTGAGATTGAGGACGACGATGACGGTTCACCCGAAGGTGTTTTCGAGTGAGTAGTACAGGTGGAGGACACTGTCTGCGTTTTTGTGCTGTTCCCATATCTGCCCCACTGTTGCTGAGTTGGGTGGGAGGATTCCATTTGCGAATAGGTAAATTGCCTGCTTGGGTGTCATCTTTATATGTTTGCGGAGCTGGATCATCATAGTTGCGATGGTCCTGTCCCTCGGAACCATATACTTGAAGGACTGTTTTTCATCGTCAATCTTGGATTCGACAATGACGGGGACGCGATCAGGGTACCTCCCTAGAAGTTTTTCCATACTTATAATAATTGTATATTATAAAAATGGGAGTGTTTGATGGAATGACATTAACATATCACGGTAAAAAACTAGGTAATCTTAATATTATTACAAAACTAGATAAAACTTTAGGGATACCAAGTGCCTATGGGAAAGTTTATAAAATTAGGAATACTAACGGTATAACAAATAAGTATGTTTTAAAAGTTATGATTTTTAATGATTATAAAAATGATCAAATAATTTTTAGAAATGAAGTTGAGATTGGGTCAATTCCTGGTATTGAAGAAGTTGGTCCTAGGATTTATGCCTGGAAGATTGAAAATGGGCAAGGACAATACATAATGGATCACGTTGAATTTGGTTCCAACACCGTATGGAGCATGACACTGAAAGAGTATTTAATGAAGCAAAAAAATGGTACATGTCCAAAAAATACACCTCAACTTATTAAGAAGTTGAGAGATACTCTTATTAATTTCTATAAAATAACAGGAGGTCGCCACGGAGATCTACACTATGGTAATATAATGGTGATTCTTAATAGAGACTTGGATGTAACAGCATTTAGAATCATAGATTATGGAGCCCATAGAAAATTTAACCTTAATAAACTTGGAAAACCGTCTTGTTTAGGAGATTATTTAAAAGCGGAACTCAAAGGATCGTATAAAAATATGAGTCGTGAGTACCCAAACTTTGCTAATCTTAAGATTAGAAAGTATAATTCGGGTGGTCAAATGTATACGAATAATGAAAAAAGATTAAAAAACATTGGAGTATTGAACAACCTATCAAAACTAAATATACTTAACAAGTATGGGTTTAAGAATCAAGAAAACTTTAACAAACTCAAAGAAAAATACGGAGTTAACATTTCAAAATTCAAAATGTATGAAAGTTATGTCAAAAGGGTTAGGAATTTGAATAGTTTACGAAAAGCTGAAGAAAATTTCAAATTTGCCACAGTTTTTAATAATAATTACAATCTTATCAAAAGTCGAGTCATGAAACTAAGAAAAATTAAAGCAAATGCAAATGCATTTGACCGACTTTTACACGGACCAGTCCGCCGCCATAATACAAAACTTGTTCCTATAGTAGCACCACAACCTAAACCAAAGACTCCTTCACCAAAGACTCCTTCACAAATCACACCGAGACGAGCCTTAATTAGGAGAATTAACGAAATTACTGAAAATATAAAAAAAGGTGAATACAGGAATAATGAAGAATCCGTTAAAATAGAAAATTTCCCAGCTCCAAGAACAATCAAACAAAAACAAATGAATAACTTTTTTAGTCAAGTTACTCGTGACAAAATAATGGAAGTTATAAGAAATAGAGGGGCTATGCATTATCCTAATAAAATTTCTAGCATTGGGAAAATTATTAGGAATAAAAATAAGAACAAGATAATACCGCTACAAAACTTTATTAATTATAATTACAAGAATTTTAATGTCAATACTGGATACTGGAATCAGTCAAAAGGTGCCGAAAGAAAAGTCCCGGAATACATTAAACTAGGTATACCGAGATATAATAGATATATGAAATTATTAAAAGCTGTTAGACTTAAATAAAAGTGTGTCTGAGGGTGTCATAGGTCAGGGGTCTAGGTCCGATGGGTAAACCCATCATCACTCATGTCTCTCCGCGGCCGTTTGATTGCTCCTTATCAGCGCGAAGGTGTCTCATGGCTCCTCACTCGCGAACTAACTACCAAAGGTCCAAAGGGAGGTTTCCTTTGCGATGAGATGGGTCTCGGAAAGACTATCCAGCTCATCGCAACGATGCTCGCTAACCCACAGAAGAGAACGCTCATCATAGTGCCCAAGTCCATAGTGACCCAGTGGCACGAGGAGATTGCCAAGTTTGCCCCGAGTCTCCGAGTCTTCATATTTGACGGCCCAGATCGCACCAGGGACCCGAGAGACCTCGAGCCCTATGATGTGGTCTTGGCTCCCTATTCAGTCCTACTCGAAAACAAGGGGGACACAATCCTCCATCAGCTCAATTGGTCCCGCCAGATTCTGGATGAGGGTCACGAGATCCGCACTCTCCGCACAAAGCGGCACAAGGCTGCAGCCTCAATCAGGTCTCAGATTCACTGGGTCGTTTCGGGAACTCCGATCTACAACTCAATGAAGGACTTTGTGGCTCTGTGCAGCTTTGTGGGTCTCAGCAAGGCTCATGTCCAAGCCAAGACCAAGGAGATCCGGGAGATCTATGTGCTCCGCCGAACCAAGGAGGATGTTGCCAAGTTTAATCAGAGGCTCGAATTGCCCCCATGTGACTTTCAGAATGTGATTGTCCAATTGAGTCCCGAGGAAAAGACTCTCTATGAGGCGGTCGAAACCGACTGTCGTGAGAGACTCAAGGCTCTGATTGCAGTCTCGGAAAACATAGGAATGCACGCCATGTTCTTCCTCGAGTGCCTCCTCCGAATCAGGCAGGTTATGATCCACCCTCAGCTCTATCTCAATGGGATTGCCAAGAAGAGTGGGTACGAGACCCCGGATCACTGGGATCACAAGACTACCAAGATGGATAGACTCATGGCGCTCATGGAGGAGCACCAAAACGAAAAGACTCTGATCTTCTGCCAGTTTATTCAGGAGATGGACATAATCGAGGAAAAGCTCGAAGGCAAACCAGTCTTTCGAATCGATGGGTCAGTCGAAAAGGATGCTCGGGTTCAGCAAGTCAAGGGCTTCCAGGCCACTGGTGGGGAAGCCTACTTTCTGATTCAGATAAAGGCGGGTGGTCAAGGGCTAAATCTCCAGGCGGCGACCCGGGTCTACATAACAGCCCCGAGCTGGAACCCGGCGACAGAGCTACAGGCTATTGCGAGGAGTCACAGGACTGGGCAGACCCAAAAGGTCTATGTGAAGAAGCTGGTTGGAGAGCTGGATGCTGATTTCAAGGGAGTCGAGGACTGGATCGTGGAGAAGCAGGAACACAAGTCGGTCATTTGCGCGGAAGTCCTGAACGACCCAAGATTGGCAAAGCAGTTGCCCACTAGAGTAAATCCAACTATGAATGATATTAGAAAAATTTTCAGAGTGTAAGGTATAACAGAAATGGTTGTTGGTACTCGCGCCCAAGTTTTCCACGGAACAGCTGATAAGACTGCAGGAGGTCTCGTTGCTAGTGACCTCGCGCTCAAGGAGGGTCGCATTGTGAGCAAGGCCCAGGTGGCTGCTGCCAAGGCTAACCCCGGTCTCGCCATGTGGCGCGAGGCTGTCAAGAAGTCTGGTGGGCTTAAAGAGGGTAAGTTTGCTCCCATAAAGGGCAAGATTCTCGAAAAGGCTCACAAGAAGTTTGCCAAGCTCCAGAAGGCTGCCAAGTAAAAAAAGAATCACTGCAACTAGTAACTAATGGTTTTACCGGAAACAATTCAGAAATGGAACTTGTGCATTGAACAGGCTAAAAAGAAGCACGGGATAAATAGGACCTGGGGATATTTATCAGGAGCTGCGTTAAAAGATGCACAGAAATGTTACTGCGCAATGTCCTTCATCAGGGTGAAGTGAGAAAAAAAATATTTTTCAATAGTATAAATGTCCAACACATCAACAAACTTCCTGAACTCCAAGCAGCGTCGCATTTTCGTTAGCGCCGCTGGCAAGTATTTCGCCAAGACTGAGGACGGCAAGCGCGTTTACAAGCCCAAGGCTGCCTTCCGCAAGGTTGGTGCCGAGGGGTCTGTCAGCAAGTTGGTCAAGACGAATGTCGTCCCTAGCCCCATCCGCCCCGCCGCCGTTGCCGGTCGCGTTAAGCGCAAGAATGCTGGGGTCCCCCGCATGACTGAGGCCAAGGCTTTCCAGATGATCTTCCCGTCTGTTGCCGTGCGCAAGGTCCGCAAGGTGCGCGCCAACAAGGGGGTTGCCCGTGGTCCTCG